TCTGTCCAACGGTTGAACCAATCATGTAAGCTTTTTTACCACCGGGTATATCAAAGATTTGTCTCTTATGAATATCACCACATAGTACCAAGTCACACCCATCAAACTTTGATGTTTCAAACCCATCCTCAAACTTAAATCCTAAGTTGGTTGTAAGTCCCTGAACTGGCCCGTGAAATAATCCAATCTTAACTCTGTCAGACTTTTCAATCGTAGGTGGGATGTTATGGTCCATAAGTGAATACACACACCAATCAATATTTTCATCCTGATACACACCTCTATTCTTGTAGTAAACTACCATATCATTTTTAAGTGAGTCAACTACAGGTGTTAGAGCATCCAATCGTTCCATATTGTTTTCAAGGAAGTCGTGATTACCAGGTATTAATACCGTTTTAGTAATCTTTGAACACTCCGTTAATACCCAAGCGATAAACTCAACAAGTTCAGGTGTCATTTGATTTTTAGAGTGAACTAAATCCCCCGTGAACACAATTCTATCAGGAGCAATATCTTTCCATTGTTTAAACGCTTCTTCTAAAATTGACTTATATAGTTGGTGGTCTTTAAACAACCTAACGTGTAAATCAGAGAAATGAACTAACTTTTTTATCATAGTTCTAATTTCGGAGATTCAAGATAAAAAGGGTATAACTCATCATTTACATTACCACAAGCCAAACAAGCGTATGTTGGGAAAGGTACGACTGTATCGTCAGGTGAACCAGTCAATAACTTTGGTACTCGTTTTAGGTAAGTAATTTCTTTGAACTCGTTGTGTTCACATTTGTCACAGACAATGAAGTCCATGTCTCTTAAATTAATTTTTGGTTTTTCTAAATTCATATTATTCTTCTATAAACATTATTGTATTACTAATCGGTACTCTAAGTACTGGTTTAGATTTCTCATCAGACTTAATCATTACTTCGTAGTAACCTTCTCTAATTTGTACCGTGGATACGTTAGAGTAATTTTCACTTTGGAAATCATCAAAGCGAACCATTACCTCTTTTTCTGTTGTGTTAAATGTTAGTTTTATCATAGTTCAAATATAGTAATTTTTTTATTTATTGTCAATTTAGATAGTCTTTTACATTCATATTCATCACAGTGTCTACAACATCTTGTGGAACCCTGAACTCTTTATATTCTGAGTCCTCTTTCAATAATACGACAATACATCCATATAATTTCATATTTTCATACTTTGTTCCTTCCAACATTTTTAAGATTAACTTACCATATAAAGGTAGTTGAACATAGTAGTGTCCAAGAGCGGTATTTGGTAGATTTTGGAATGGTTTAAACATAGGTTTTGTAAAGTTATTACTTTCAAAGTTTTTAGGTTTGTTTGTCTTCCAATCTGTTATTAATAACCCAAACCCATCTTTATTCCTATTTATTACCAACCAAACTTTATCGGGTTGCCCAGTATAACCTAGTTCAGGATGTCCCAAAACAATCTCCGTATCCAACAAAACAACGTCACGTTCATTCATTAGTTTTAGAAATTTAGAACCAGCACTAATCATACTATCACCCTTTAGAATCTGTGTAATATCACAATCAAAAATTGGTTGACGAACTTCTTTATAGTTACCACTACTTTCAATTAAATTTTTCTCTAAAAAGAAGTGAACCCTACTACCCATATTGGTTGAGTAATCTCCAGCCGCGGCCCATTCCTCAATTAATTGTTGTTTAACTATAGGGTCACCTTTAGATTTCTTTTGAGCTGCTTCGTCAGTTGGAAATTCAGGGTAGAACTTTTTCAATACCTTTGATACCGATGGGAAATTGTTTTTAACAACCCCATCTACATCTTTCATAAAATACGTGTGAGTATCCTCAATAAAGGTTAACTCCAACTCTTGTCTTTTGTTCTCTAAAATTTCTCGTAATTCTAAAGCAATTTCTTTTAATTCCATTTTAATAACTCATTTCATAATAATAATCATCTATCATACCTTTCAAATCCGCAATGTCAGAATCTTTTGGTAATTTTAGAATCTTCACTCTCCCTCTTAACTTTCCACCATTTAATTGGTTATAAAGTTTTTGAGCATCTTTCCAAGCATCGGCATCTAAACATATGATAATATCTGACTTAGCTTTGGTATATATTGTTTCAAATAATAAATCGTGTAATATTTTTCCCAGTAAGACAACTGGATTGGGTGTAAAGAACCCATCAATAGCCCCTTCACATAGGTAAATCGGTTTATTCCAATCAATTAATTTTTCGTTGAATATGATTGTTTCCTTTGGGTATTCAGGATTTTTATACTTATTCTTCGTGTTAAACCACGCCCTTGATATGAAGTAGTTAATCTCATTGTCCATACCATATGAAGGTATGATAATCCTACCTCCGTAGTCACCATCGGTAGCAAACCCAATATTAAACTTTTGAATCATCTCATCAGTAATACCACGTGTTTTAATATACTTTAAAACTTCTCTGTGTGGAATGTGAAGGGGGTTAGCGTCCTTAATTGAAATAAATTCTTTGGGGAGTTTTAACTTTTTTAGTTCAACATGTTTTGATTTGTGTTCTTCAGGTTTGAATATGTCGTAAGTTTTCTTTTGGTTCTTGGTTCCAAAAATATCAATTAACTTACCTAAAACCCCGTGTGTACCATTTTCTTGTCCACAACTCCAACAATGGTAAACGTGTTCATTAATATTTATTTCAAGGTTACCCTTGTTTTTCCCCTCATCACAATATGGACAATTTATTGAAATCTGACCTTTGGAAGCGTAATAATTTTTTTCTTTACCAAATAAGTCCCTAATAATTTCGAGTAAAATTTCGTCTTCGTCCATTACCTTAATAATAAGATAAAAACTTATTGTTGTCAAACTTCACAAAGTTTTAATCCTTTTTATATTTATATCATATGCCAACAACAATTACGGTTAGTAGTATAACAGGAGCGACCCCATTTAATATTTATTTATGTATGACAGGTGGTACACCTTGTTATTTTATATCTAGTATAGATAGTGGTGATTTACCGTATAGTTTTAGTGTCCCAACTCCTATCCAAGAATTAAATGGATATGATTTAAGGGTTACTGATTCAGTTGGGTGTATAATAACAGGAACAACAAGTATTTAAAAAATTGGTATTAAATTGGCATATATTTTCAGGATGTTGTAGTGGTACTACCTTTCAGGTTGAAGCTCCAACGCCTCCTTATAACTTTTCTTCAGGTAACACATATTACCTATTAACTGACCAATATACTGGATGTTCTCAGTATTTAAGTTCAGGATATTCTTCAGGAACTACGGTATATAATTTGGAGAGTGGTAATACTTTTTCATATACCAGTTGTACTCAATGTATTTTAACATATCCTTGTGTTCCGGGTCCAACTCCAACACCAACTTCAACCCCCGCTCCGAGTGCCACTCCGACAAAAACACCAAGTCCAACACCAACAAAAACTGTTACACCATCAATAACTCCAACAAAAACACCAAGTCCAACTCCAACAAAAACACCGACAAATACACCAACACCAACAAAAACACCAACTAATACACCTACACCAACAAAAACACCAACTAATACTCCAACAGTTACAAAAACCCCCACAAATACTCCTACACCATCAATAACCCCAACACATACACCAACAAGGACTGTAACACCAACACCTTCTGTTACCCCATCAATTACCCCAACAAGAACTGTTACTCCAACTATTACTCCAACACCATCAATAACCCCAACCATTACACCAACACCAACTATAACTAAAACACCATTACCAACATTTGCAGTAACTCCAACAACTACACCAAGTGTTAGTGTAACTCAAACCCCTACACCAAGTGTTACTTCACCATATCAATGTGAACAAAGTAGTTTTTGTGTTTCAATTAGTTTATCAGGTTATAGTTCATATAATGGAGTATATTACAATTACGGTTATTTTAATAGTTACCCAATATTTTATGCACCTAATGCATTAACACCTTCATACATTTATTATAATATACCTGAAACTAGATGGTGTTTATCACAAACAAGTGGTGGTACATGTATATTATTTGGTCCAACAGGTAGTTCTAGCTTATGTCCTGATTTAGACGAAACTTTATTCTTTACAAATTGTCCAACACCAACACCAACAAATACTGACCCTTGTAATGTTTTTGACTTTACAGCAGTATTTGATTGTAACATCACTTCAGGAGCTACTCCAACACCTACACCAACTTTAACTCCAACAACTACACCAACACCAACGGTAACTCCAACACCATTATGTTATGGTAAATCAGTTATTTTTTCAGGTGTTAGTTATGTATTACCAGGACCAAGTCCAACACCATCAATAACACCAACAAACGCAGTTAAAGGAGTACCAGTAACAGGTATTAGTGAGTTTTTAACATTCTCAAACAAATTTTCAAGTCCATATTCAAAATTATTATTAGATTGTGATGGATTTAATAAGTATTTAGTTTCAGAAGAAATACCATTTAACACTGGTTCAACATTTAGTGTTATTATTAACAACAAATCAATTTGTGTTACTTACAATAGTGACGTTCTAAACGCACCAACTCATACCTTACAGTCGATTGAGAGTGGTAATTTATTTAATTGTGGTTTTTGTGCCCCTATACCAACCGCAACACCAACACCAACTGTAACACCAACGCCGACGGTAACACAATCATGTCCGTCAATAGTTGAAACATTAAGCGTATTACCAGGACAACAATTACAATTTATGACTATTGATAATACAAGTAATACTACTTTTATATCAGTACCTTTTTCTAATGTTGTTTACGTAATAGATAATGACACATTTTCAACTTTAACAAGTTTCTCTGTTTTTGGTCAAAATACTCCTCAGGCATCTGCGATAGACCCTATAAATAATTACTTATACGTAACATATATTAATTCCAATAGTGTATCTGTTTTTGATATGTCCAACAATTATAGTTATGTTACAACAATAAACGGATTTAGTAGACCAAGAGGTATCTGTTACGATTCTGTAAATCAGAGAATGTATGTTTCAAATACCACAGGTTCTAATGTTAGTATTATTGACACTAATACATTATCGTTAACTTCGTCAGTCACAACAAATCCCGGACCTTTTGGAATTGATTTCGACCCAATAACCGCAAGAGTTTTTGTTCCAACAACTGGGTCAACCGTAAATGTTATAGATACTTTAAGTAATACAATTGTAACAACTTTATCTTTCTCAGCAGGTTCAAGTCCTGTCCAATGTAGAGTAGATGTTCCTAACAATACAGTATATGTAGTAATGAATGGTGGAGGTTATGTCGCATCAATTAACACTTTAACACTATTATCAGGCGTTACTTTTAACACAGGACTTTTTTCTTTAGATTTGGTATCCGTAAATAATAAAGTTTATGTTCCAAGCCAGCAGAGTCCATATAAATTAACAATATATGACACAATCACTAATACAACAAGTACTTTAAGTACATTTGCAGATGCACCTGCGTATATTGTTTACAATACAAATAATAACAATTTGTATATTGATAATAACAATGGTATCTTACTAAGATTGTGTATATAAAAAAAGGGACTAAAAAGTCCCTCAAATTAATTTTATAAATCTTATTATTTTTTAGAATTTAGATAACTTAATACAACAGTATAAGCATCTGTCATATCAAAATTTTCTTTCTTTAAAGTATTGTTTCTTGTATACAACCAATTAATTTGTGGTTCTCTCTTTGCAACAAGTTCCCATATAATCATCTTCTTATCACAATCTTTAGGATACCCACCAAATAGAACATATTTACCCTTTTCATTTTTCCTAACCAATTCTGGCCAAGCTTCTTTTCTTGAGTTATATGTTGAAACATATTCAGGAACAATACCTAACACATCATAAACTTCTTTAGTAATCAATGTATTATATCTTAATAGTGTTCCAATAGTATAAGCGTTATTACTATTCAACAAAGGTTCTTCAATCACACATCTAACAACACCTACTCCTTTGTATTCCTCCAACTTCTTTCTAAATGTTGCAGATTTTAATAACATCTCTTCAATCTTGGTTTCAGGTGTTGGTTTTGGTTGCGGTGAAACGTGAGTTAACTCCAATAAATCTCTTGAAGATAAATCAAACAATGCCACACCAATAGTTTTAGTTGAAACATCCAATCCCAAAATCTTAGGAGAATTTTTAATACTTTTTGCCATATCTAATGTTAGTTATTAGATTTAATATTAAATTAATTAACTTAATAGTAAATAATTTAGAAATCTAACTTGACAACCGCTTGTTGGACACCTTGTCTTATTTGAGGTGATTGGAATTTAGTCAGTACCAATAAATTTTTATTAATATCATATAAACCTATTTCAGACATATAAGGTGTAACACCTGCAGTCCAAGTTGGGTTTGATGTATTAACAAATTGATTATTAGGTAGATTAACTATATATCTCATCTCATAGATTGTCGCTTGGATATCAGTATTAACATTACCGTAGAATGAGTATTCATCACCAAACCCTAAATAATTTGTTTCAGTTGCTAATGGTATATTAATTTGAGAACCTAAATTATATGAGGTTCCATTATTATATATCGTAGGGGTAATAGTATATGTTATAGCACTTAATCCAACAGGATTAATATAACCGTTAACACTATAACCCGATAAAGAATTAGTAAAATCAACTGACACCCATTGTGTTGGGTCGGGATTAACTTGTGATGTTGCGCCTGTTTGTACTAACATTGTAAATCCTGTTGCAAAAAACCCATTAGTTGCTCCTGTCGTCATACAACCAAACTCATCTCCAAATCTAACAATAACATTTTGTTCTGTCGTACTACATCCTGTTGATGGCCCAATAATTTTTTGATAGTAGTTACAGTGAAGTCCTTGCCATGGTCCTTGGAATGCGTAAGTCACCCAAGTGCATTGTTGGTCATTATCTAATAAACCATCTGTGGTATTATCACCGCAAGAACCAGGTGTAACTAATCCTAATTTAGGTGCAGGTAATGTATAATTTCTATTTGAGATATTGTTCATTACCGCAACAATCTCTTCATCATCAAAAATAATAACCTTATCGTCAGGAAATACTTTACCAACTCTATTAGGTAATCCTGTCACAGGATTTGCGTGAGTATCATAAAGATGAAAATATCTCATACCCGGTGAATTCATGTCTGAATTCTTTAATGATTTTAAATAATAAGGTGTTAATAAATCGTAGTTATCAAATCCTGCAGGGTCTATCCAAAATGTTTCACCACTACAACAACTTGTTGGGTTTTTATGCCACATTAACCAAGGTAAATTAATACTAAAGTTTCTTGCTTGTCCTGTTGCACCAGGGGTTGTTGAATCATACGCTTCACAGGCAAACTTTTCACCATAAAAATTAATAATAGTATTATTAGTATAGTGGCAGATAGCAACCGCCTTTTGTTCTTCAGGCGTCACTATAATTTCCTCATTAAATGAATTATAATAATAAACATTAGAAGTACCACTTTGTCCACTTGAGGACATATAACCAAAATACTCTTTTGAGCTTATATAATCTTTAGAACCAAAGTCGTTAAATTGTCTGTAAGGTGTTGTTAAACCAGCGGGATTAACCGACCAAGGAATATTCATATTCCATATCTTAACTAAACCATCTTCAGGTGTACAAACTGATTCGTAATTAATAACACTATCATTCCAATAGTTCATCGGTGTTGGTAAGTCATAACCAGTCATACCTGACGGGTAAAAGAATAAACGAGCGTTACCTGTGTATCCAACCGCATTTAGATTAGGTAAAAATCTATCTAAAGTAATGTTTAATCCATTAACTTCAATAACATTATAAGTTAATATAGGGTGACACGAATTAATGCAACCACAAGATGAACCACCACTCATATAGATTGTAACAAAAGTACCTGCTGAAATAGTGGTACCTGATGCTGAATCAGAACAAGGACTTGAACTCATAGTTAAAATCGTACTTCCACCATTAAATGATGAACCAGATAAATTAACAACATATTGTGAATTATATGTATACGCACTTGTATGATATGGCATAAAACAAGTAGACGCAGTAGTAGCTGTTACAAAAAAACCACTAGGTGCCGCAGTGTTATAAACTGAATCATCCGCAGATGCCATAAATGGAATACCATAAGTTATACCAGCAAATCCTTGTAAATAAAATGGGTATTTAATATCGGTTCTCGTAGATTGAGGAATACCAACATTGTTTTGAGCATTGTATGGTGGTTCCAAAACCATATAATCAGAATTGTCGTAATTAGATAATGCGGTGTAGTTAACTTCACTATCACCTATTTGGAAATAAGCAACATTAAAATTACCCTCGGATATTTTTCTTCTTCCAACATCTGTTAATCTTGTTACAAGTAATCCTTGATTTTCTTTTATTATATAACCCATATCTAATAATTATCTATTATTTGTATTTTATTCTATTGAGGCCCGAACTCATTTCCAACAATTTCACCACTTACAGGATTTGTAGGTGTTCTTTGGATGATTAAAGACGAAACTTTAAACAAATAGTTCGCATCAAATCCAATCCCTAAGTACTGACAACCATCAGTTATTTGAGAATTATTGTGTGACGCAACTCCACCTAACTCAATTTGTTCCGTGCAAATTGCGGAGAATGGTGTTGTTGAATCAAATGACCAATCAAGTGTTATTTCAATATCTAATTGGTCACCACTATTAATTGTTAACTCATTATCACTTGAATAAGTATACTGATTATACTCAACAGAAAAACAACCCTCACTCAACTCTAAACTACTGTCAGTCGTTATTATACTCATCGGTATTATTAATTGTGCACCATTTACCAACGTTTGGATAACATTAATAGTTATAAGAGTATAAATATTTGAAGTCGAACTCTCTTTAAATATATTAATCTCAGGTCGGAAAGATAGATTTGTAGTAATTTGAGCACCTTGTGGTAGTTCCGGATAAGTAACATTTGATAAATAAGTTAATGTTGTTGTAATCGGATACGTATTAGGTAATGGATTAGTAACGTGTGGTTCAAAATTAACTTCTACAGGTTCACTATCTAAAATTTCAAAACTAATAATATCACTGTCGTTACCATTTGAATCAATCGCTTGAGCGGTATGTGAACCAACAGATAATCCAAATACAACACTTGAATTTTGTTGTGCTCCGTCAACATAATATGTAAATGGTCCACCAGCGTTTGATGCAGCAATTAATGTTACTGACCCAGTATTATTATCAATAAATGAACATCCTGGTTCTGTCTGATATTGTAAATCAACAACTATCGCTTGAGTATTAGCACTACATGAACCTTCTAAAACATTTACAGATACTCCAACAATATCCCCAATTCCACCACCATTCCAAATACCTGTCGGTTGGTCATTCAATTGATTTGGGTTTTTAGTAAATGAAATAATACCAATTTGACAATCTATAGGAACAGAGAATGGAGATTGGTTTTCAACTGATGAAACCCAACCGTTAGTACCATAAGATAACGTCATACCTGTAACACCAATGTCTGAAATATTTACTAATGAATAAACAGGATGGTAATTTTGAGTTGAGCCACTTGCGAAATTCAAAAAGAATAGTGTATCACATAATTGGAATGTTAAACATAAATCAGTCGGGTAAGCAATTGGTGTAGGGTTACTAACAGTACAAGTGACTGTCTGTGTTTGTTGGAATACTCCATCCCCACCATCAGTAACCACAATAGTATATGTACCGGCAGTTAAACCTGCCGCACTAAACGAGTCATTACCTGTTGTTGTAATACCACTAAACGTATATGTAAATGGTTGTGTTCCACCATCAATAGTAATATAAAACGAACCATTATCTCCACCATAATAAGTTGGTGATATCGAAGAACAATTAGAAATAATTGATATTGGTACCCCACTTAAAACACAATTAACTGTCTGAATGTAATCACCATAAAAGTCATAAACAATGGATGTATATGTCCCTGCCGATACATTACTATAAACTTGGAATGTTTGTCCGTTAGTACTTTGTCCTACCGCAGTAGTACTTGTCCCTGTAAAAATAGAATAAGGAGGTGTTCCTCCTACAATATATAAACCTACTTGACCATCCAATGAGTCAGTCTCTGAAGGTAAAGTTTTAACACAACTAACCTCCATTGGAAATATTGTTTTTAAAGAACAATCATTAACTAATGCGGTGGTTGAATATTGGGAGTTTAAATCAACAGTAATACCTGTAGGACATGGATTTAATAATATACAATTTGGACAACTTGTTTGACCAGTCATTCCAATTAAATTGTACGTAGTTGGTTGATAGTTTAATGCTGGTATTTCAACATACTCACCACAAAATATCTCACCTTCAAGAGTTTCGATATAATATATTTCAAACTCAGACACATAACCAGGAATACCAGTTAGGTAGAAATATTCATTACTATCACAACAATTTTTAAATCCTAAAGCCATTACTTATAAATAACAAGATTTTCATTTTTATGAATATTAAAAACGAAATATATTAAGAAGTAGGCGTAGGTGTTGGTGTTGGGGTATTTGTTGGGGTCTGTGTCGGTGTAGGACAATTATATATTGTCATCGTTTCACACAGATTAGAATCAACAATCTTTAACATAAATGATTGTATTCCATAAAATGTTGGTGGGACATAGACATTAATTGGCCAATAGATTGGGTCGTATTCAGTTTGAACTAATTCACAATTATTACCACCATAATCACAGACATAAAACTGAAATGGGGGTGTTCCGTCTATATTAGATATTTGTATATAAGCCATTATCCTACTTTATTTATATAATTTACAATATGTTTTATCATGGTAGATGACTTATTATTTCATCAGCATTTATACAAAGTATATTATTAATTGTTGTGTTATTACCCATAAAGGCATATATCCCATTTCCCATATAGATATGAACACACATATCATCAATCTTTTCATAAGTCTCATATTGGTATTCTGAACCTCTATAAGTTATAATATCATTATTTATTTCAATATAATCCATTACGCTTTGTTTATTTGTATATGTATGAATGAACTTAATGAGCTATCGGCAGTATTACCGTTTTGAATTGCTGCTACAAAATATTGATTAACAGTCCAGTCTATATTAGGAGTTGCAACAGTTGCTGTAAATACAACATCATCAGTTGTTGACAGACCTCCCGCTTGTAAAGTTTCTGTAGCCGTTGCGGACTTAACTGCCAATACCCTGGTCATCTGAATATATCTCGTTACTGTTGATGCAAGCGTACTACTACCTACTAATGAACCTCCAATTGCAACAGAAGTATTAACATAAAATCTTAATGTAACAGTTCCAGCAGTTCCAGTCTTTAGCAATCTTACCCTAACATTTATAATATCACCAACTGCCACGGTGTTTGCGGGTATTAGGATACTTGAAGTTAATGTACTTGCCGTTGTAGCAGTAACTGCAGTACCATCAGTAATTGTTTGATAATTAATAACAGTTTTTGGAACAGTTAAAGTTGTTGCTGATATTGTGGTAGCAGTTAAACCTCCTGTTATAATGTTGTTAGTATATAACGTACATGCTGCGGTGGCGTTTAATCCACAACCTATGGCCGCAGAAAAGTTACCTGTTACTGTGTTGCCTGAGCCGGCTCCTATGAATGAATAAGTACCTGTTGTCCTGTTACAAATTCCACCACCTATAAATGAACATGCGCCTCCTGCGGTATTTTTGTATCCTCCACTTATGGTTGACGTATGTCCACTAGCAACATTACATTTTCCACCACTTATTGTTGAGATATAGTTACTTGAAGTATTGCTACGTCCACCACCAACAAATGAAAGATAACTACTTGCGGTGTTTTGTACTCCACCACCTATGAATGAATAACCACCACTTGCGGCGTTTTGACTTCCTCCACCTACGGTTGACCTATCACCACTTGCGGTGTTTTGTTGTCCACCAGCTATTGTTCCCCAATCAACATTTATGATACTATTACATTCTCCACCACCAATAAAATTATAACCGACTCCATAATATGATGACGATGTTACATTACAACTTCCACCGGCAATTGTACTGTAACTATTTGGACAAAAATAACTGTATGAATTAGTATTTTTATATCCTCCACTTACAGTTGAGTATTCACCACATGCAATATTTAAACGTCCCCCACCTACGGTTGAGTAAGTATTACTCGCGGTGTTTTTACAACCACCAGCAACTGTTGAATAAACACCACTTGACAAGTTGTTTTCACCACCTCCGATAAATGAATATGATGCTGTAGTATAATTACTTTTTCCCCCACCTACAGTAGTAAAAATATTAGTAGCCCTATTATCTAAACCACCACTTACCACACTACAATTACTTGTAGCACAATTTAATTGACCTCCCCCAATAAATGAATATATTCCTGAATTGGTATTTCCTGAACCTCCTGTAATCTTTCTTATTGTTGCAGTTGTTGCCGAAAATGTGTTAGCACTTAATCCTCCTGTAAAGTTTGTTGCTCCTGATACCGTACCTCCTGTAAAAGTTGCACTTGATGAAGGTAAATTAACATATGTTGTTGCCGATATTGTTGTTGCAGATAATCCACCTGTTATTATGTTATTTGTATATAAAGTACAGTTAGCCGTAGCATTCAATCCACAACCAATGGCCGAAGAAAAACTACCTGTAACAGTGTTACCTGTACCCGCTCCAATAAATGAATATATTCCAAATGCTCTGTTACAACATCCACCCACAATTGCTGAAGTTGTTCCTGTTATAATATTACAAGAACCCGCACCCACGAATGAAAATACTGAACAAGAAGAATTAAACTGACCCGACCCAATAAATGAACATGCTCCTCCCGCGATATTACAATCTCCACCACTAATTGTTGAAGTATTACCACTTGCGGTGTTACAATATCCCCCACTTACGGTTGAGTAATTACCACTTGCGGTGTTACATAATCCACCACTTACGGTTGAAGTCTGACCACTTGCGGTGTTACATAATCCACCACCTACGGTTGACCTACTACTACTTGAGGTATTACCAAATCCTCCACCAACAGTTGAGTAACTACCACTTGAGGTGTTACAACTTCCTCCGCCTACGGTTGACAAACCACCACTTGCGGTGTTACCATATCCCCCACTTATAGTTTGATAAGATATTCCTTTACCAGTAGGAGCGGTGTTACAAAATCCGCCTCCAATAAATGAATATGTTCCACTTGCGGTGTTACCACTACCTCCCCCAATGAATGATAACTTACCACCAGCGATATTTTTACATCCTCCAGCAATTGTTGATGTATCACCACTTGCGGTGTTACCATTACCACCACCTACGGTTGTGCCATTACCACTTGTGGTGTTACCATATCCTCCACTTATAGTTTGATTAGGTATTGCTTTACCAAAGGTGGTGGTGTTACAATATCCACCCCCAATGAATGACGTTATACCACTTGCATTATTAAAATATCCGCCACTTACAGTTGACCCACCACCACATGAATTGTTAAAATATCCGCCACTTACAGTTGAGAATTCACCACATGCAATATTTAAACCTCCCCCACCAATAAATGAATACGACCCACTTGTGGTATTACAATATCCACCGACAACACTTGATGTATTCCCACTTACAATGTTAGCCGAGCCTCCTCCTACAGTTGAATATGTCCCACTTGCGGTGTTACCACCTCCACCTCCAACAAATGAATAATTACCCGAAACAGTATTACCCGAACCTCCCAAAGAAGCCCCATAATTACCCTTAGCAGTATTATTTACCCCACATCTAACAGTTGAGTTAACACCTGTCCCAACAATATATAAACTTGTTCCTGACGTTCCTCCTGAACTTACCCCTGATGAAAACTTTCTCCACACCGCAGTACTATATGTAGCACCACTTACGTCCTCAATTGTATTACCCGTCCAAGCGTTAATAAACGATTGACCGGCAGCAGTCTTGTTATTTATTGTTGTTCCAAAATCTGATATTATAACACACCCCGTACTGGCAGTAGCCGCAGAAAATAACGTCTCGTAATTGTTAATATAATATTGATAAACTTGGTCTTGTTCATAAACATAAACCAACATACCAAGTCGTCTTCTACCTGATGAAATGTTATCTGACGCTAATGTAATTACATTAGGAGACCAAACATTACCCGTTCCCTTTGTAAACTCAATAGGAATAGTGTTACCCGAATATTCTATACTTCCTGTTGTTCCTGATGGTATAGTATAATAGAGGTCAGATAAACTATAAACCTCCATATACCCACCAGTATTGTTAACACTAAAAGTAGTACCATAGGTATTGTTTCTTGGTACAGTCTGTGTTCCATTTACTTGGATTGACGATATTGGGTTTTTATATGGGAAACTCATTTACTATAATTATATATCAACCTTACTTCCTCTAAAATAAAGGTCATAAGTATTATCCAATTCAAATGTATTTGATGGGTATGTGGTGTAAACTCTGTACGTTGTTTTAACAATAGTACCACCAGTATAAGTGAATGTGTTAGAATAGATTGTCGGTTCCATCTTCACACTTGTAAAGACATTTGGATTTACAATTCCTAAATCAATCTCAACTTGATATTTGTAATTTGTATATACAACAGGTATTATCCATGTGTACCACGCCTTAGAACCTACAGTATTTTCAGTAACTTTTGTAGTTAAAAAGTTATAAGCAATTACAGGATTACCATATGAGTCAAACCCACTTGTCGTGATTGGTATCGTCTGTTTTATAATCGACGGAAATAATCCTGTCGTCCATCCTGAAAAATTAACATACCTATTCATATCAGAGTCAAACGTACTTGCCGAACTACTTGGTTGTGTTGTGTTTGTAAATCCGTAGAAATTTGACCCAAGTGAATTCATATAAGAGCCAATACTTGACGAACCTGAATAAGGCTCAATAAATAAATAACCATATAATAAAGGTTCAGGTGTTAATGTAGGTGTAGGTGTTGTTGTAACAGTTGGAGTTACCGTCTTAGTTGGTGTAATACTTGGAGTAACTGTTTGAGTTGGTGTTAAACTTGGTGTAATACTTGGTGTCGGTGTAAACGATGGTGTAATACTAGGTGTCGGAGTATTTGACGGAGTTAAAGATATAGTTGGGGTAACACTTGGGGTAATACTTGGAGTTGGTGTCGGTGTTACACACATGTATTCTTGTGTAAACACACATCCCGTAGAATCAACTATTTTAATTAATAATTTAGGAGCACTTGTATATCCACTCGGTATTGGAAAACTAACTGCCGGTGGGATATAATCAACATAAGTGTTAATAAATGCACAGTTAAATTGGAAAACATCACAAACATATATTTGATATGGTGGAACACCTGATATGTTATCAATTGTAATTAAACTCATCTAAAATAAATACTTCAAACAAAACTTTAAGTCCTACATGAAATATTATAAACTACTCTAACACTAATTGTTAATAGTTCGTCTTTATATACTTCAACACCTCCAACAACTTGAGATTCAATAATAATAGTATTTGTGTCAGGATTAATTTCAGTGTTCTGTAAGTTAGGTATTAAAGTAAGTAGCGACTCAATAGCCGTTATAAAATTATTAGTTGATGGTATTGAATTTAAATTAGGTGAAACATAAAATACTGACGAATATGTTGTACCTGTAATTTCAATGTCACAATTAAATTGAGCGTAATTTAATTTACAATCCTCATGACCACTAACTAAATTAGCGTAACCTGTAAATAACATATTTTTAAAGTCAAAAGTTTTTGTTGGTATATAAGTTGGTGTTGAAACTTTAACAGGTTGAGTTCTTGAGAAATTGATTAATGGATTACAAGTTATTGTCTTACTCTTAGTCGTCACACATCCTGTGGCGGCACTTACAGATAATGTATATGTTCCAGCAGTTAATCCTGTAAGATATACCCCTGTCTGTCCATTAACATTACTACTCCATGTTAAATCAACAGGAAAATCTGTATAATTAACCATAGCACTTATTGTTCCTCCACTACCATTACCACAATTTGTACTATAAAGTAATAAATTAATTGGTTGGTCATATTCAATATTTACACTATAAAGTTGACTACAATAGTTTGAGTCAGTAACAATCAAATTGTAATTACCGGCAATCAAATTATTAAATGTATATGATGTTGAAGAGGTTTGTATTGAAGTAAATCCGTTAGATAGTGAATAGGTATATGTCAACCCAGTTGTAATTGGTGTTACTTCAACATATATACTACCACCATTAAAATTACAAGTTGTTGTACTCCCAGTCAACTCAACAGTGAATGATGGACTAGATGTAATAGAAAAGTTTTGACTAAAAGAACATCCTGAAGATGCGTCATTAATTGTTACCGTATAGTTACCAACACCTAATCCACCAAATGTTTGAGTTGGTGTATTAACAGAGTTAACAATTGTGTAACCACTATTATTTGTAAAACTATAATAATACGGAGTTGTTCCTCCCTGTAATTGAATTGTGTAACTTCCTGATGTGTTATTACATCCAGAATCAATAATTTCTTGTGAAACAACATAAAATGTGCCGGGTACTTGTAATGAAACGTTAAACGATGCGGTACAAAGTGCAACATCTGTAACGTCAAGTGTATAATTACCAGCAGATAAACCACTAAAAGTTAAAGATTGGTCGTAACTCACTAAAGAATCACCATTACTTAAAAGATAAAAATACGGACCGGTTCCACCTGATATATAAAAAGTTAATGAACCAGTTGCCCCAGAACAAGAAGGTTGAATTAACGTGTAAGTTATCAAACCTATTGGGCTGGCATTTAATACTGTAGTTGTTTTTGTTATCGAACATCCTTGTGAGTCAGTAACAGTACAAAAATAGTTACCAGTAGTTAAACCTGTAACAGATGATGTAGTTGGGGAACCACTAATATTTGATGACCACACATAAGTATAAGGTGGAATCCCTGTTACACCCGTAACAAATAACTTACCATTTGTAAGTGAACACGCAGGATTATCCACAACATAAAATCCAAAATCCATAGAACTTGTATTGTAAAGTACAACATTCTCAGACTCACCATAACACCCCCCATAGTTTGTACAAGTTGCATAATAAACACCTTCAGGTAAATTAACAAATGTATATTGATTAGTACTTGTAACGTTTGCCGTAGTATATTCAACATTATCTTTAAATAATGTTATTTCATTAGTACCATAATTAGTATATGTATTAACGCTTAATGACCCATTTGATAATCCACACGAGGTATTTTGAACATCTTGTATGAATAAGGTACTTGCGGAAGTGATATAAACTTGTATAACTCCTGATGATTGATTGACCGGAACTGACGAGTCGTTCACATAAAATTGATAGGTTCCAGCACTTAATCCTGTAATCGAATAATATCCAGTTGTTGATGCTGAAGCATATAATGGTGTTAACCAATTAACAATATAAGGGGTATTACCGCTTGTAAAATCAATACTAAAACTACCTAAGTTACTATTAGTACAATCTCCAGTTACTGATATGTTGTAAAAAAATGACATGTTATAAACAGCTTGTTGTTAAATTAACTATAATGTTTATGTCAGTAGACAATGGCGCATTTTCAAAGAAGGTTACATTATTTGATTCTAATATGTAATAAAGTGTATCATTTTCTAAAGTATAAGTAGCGAGAATACCCTCATCAAACAATTGAGTTTGTATGTCAGTAAATCCTTCAATTACAATATCATACCATTGTTGATTTGTTAAAGTCGGTCCGTTAAAATTAACTTGAGGGTCTCCTTGATAAACAAAATTAACACCATTTATGATAAATGAAAAACCAAAATAAACTGAAACAGTACTTAAGTTAGGATTACATTCATTATCCGTAATCCAATCTTGTAATGTAATATTATAAGCGTCAATAACAGCATCTTGGTCAACAAATAAAATTGGATAAGTTATGGATGGCGCCCCTACAGTCCCCTCAATAGTACCATTACTAATAGGACCTACAGTATTCTCAGAACCTATTTGACACATTCTTTGTCTTCTATAAACAAACTTTTGTCTATGAAAAATAGAATTTTCAAATTTAGTTCCAGTATTCCAAATAGTCGTAGCAGGTATAAATTGTTCAACCAATCTTATCCATGAATCACCCAACCCATTAATATATTCAATCATATTTTGATAATTGAAATTATTATTTTCTATACCAACATCTTGGTACATAGTAAGATATTTCCAAAATAAAGATTGTAATGTAGGATATCCACTTGTCTTACCGTCAGAGGAGAATTGTCTGTTTCTCACATTAATCATGTTACTCCAAAAAGTTTTATAAAACTCAAAGAAGGTTTCGTATTGTGGTTGTGGATTTATAAATGTCCAATCTATCCCACCAACTTGTGGATATGGATTAGACAACCCTGAAGATGGTATTGGGTAATTTTGTGTGTTTGATAGATACCAAACATCATAAACCAACGCTTGAGCAGGATTTAAAAATAAATCAACGTTCTTAACATTCAATACTAACCTATCATCACTAACTGTATAATAAGCATCAAATAAATTATCAATATTTTTTCTTAATGGTGGTTGTAAATCACTCCAACTCTTTTTATTATCATTAACTTTTTTAAGTGAAAATCCATAATTTAAGAAAGGAAAATCTCTAAATGTTTCTAAATATTTTTGACCATATGTAAATGGTTCTAATTGTGTTTGAACATTTAAGTTTTGTCCAGTAAATGAATTAGTAGTTATAATTAATTCTTCAGGAGACCTATGTTCAGGTGTTTGTTCAAACCATCCTTCTCCCTTTTGGAAAAACATGTTCTCCGTATTTACTCTTGGACTTGGGTACCCTTCACTATCAATAGGATAATCATCAATCGTAGTTGTTACAGTTTCGATTGTTGTTGTTGAGGTATAAGCGGTAAATGGATTACCTTGGAAACTATATATATTTAAAGGGTCTAATGACGGTGTTTCAGGTATGAATACCCCACCTGAGATTTGTTGGAATAATTCATCAAATCTTTCAATATTAATAGGACTATCTGCAACATAAACATTTTCATTAAACTCTATTAACGCCTCGGGAGCTCCAATATAATTCATCAAAAAATCAATCGCCTTTCTTGTACCTTTTGACTTATACAAATAAGCGGAATTTAAAATTAAATTTCTATAAAATTGACTGTTTAAATCATCAATAGTTTGACTTGTTGAATATCCAGGGAAAGCATTTTCAGTTGTCCCATAAACGGAAGTAAGATAATCAACATTTGTAATTGGTGATATGTTTGTAGACCATCCTAAAGTTTCCGCCAAATTTGGTAACAACTTAGATGGTATATCATTACCAACATTATAATTCACAGAAGTCATGAATGAAAGTGCGTCTATGTATTTTTTACTTTCGTCAAAACTTCTTCCATATATTCTTAAAGTTTTTTCGACTTTTTTATCAGGTGTATCAAATTCCTGAAAAGCGTCTGTCACATAAAATCTTGATAATAAATCAGTTTGTTGACTATCAAACTCATTACCTATCTCATTTAAATTTTCAATATAAGATGAGAAATTTTCAGTTCTAATATCTAAGTTCCAAGACCCGTCTAAGGGCCAAGTAACATTTTGATATCTTGTAAAAATATTACCATTATCCGCCTCAGTTGGTATTTGAAACTGAGCGGTATAGATTGGAGTGACATACCTATATAAAAGAAATTCATCAACCTCATCTAAATTAAGATTAAAAACTTCATTAACAATAACATCATTTGGTCTAATAACTATTGTATCAACTGACGTTGAGTTACCTGAAAAAGGATTTCCATCAACCTGTATTGTTAATGTACCGGCAGTTAAACTTTGTGATGGAAATAAATAAGATAAAGGATATTGTCCTCCATTTACTATTAAAACATATGCCGGATACGTTTCTTTAAGATTTCTATATTGTGAAATTGAAAATTCTAAACTATTAATATCACTAGTCGCATTTACAGTAAAATTTATCCCAAAAGGATTTCTTATCGCAGTTATATCTAAATCTAACTCTGTAACATTTTCGTTTGAATAAAACGTTATGTTTTGAGCAGTATTACCTGTGGTATAACCTTCTCTCAAATTAATTATTTCTAAAGCTGCCGGAAAATAATTAATAATATTAATTATTGACGATTCAAATCTTTTTGTTAAAGAACCATAGGCAGTAAAATTAGTAATTTTCGTACTATCAAAATTTGGAGTTACTTTAAAATTGTTTTGGAAAATTTGAAATGATTTTCCTAAATCAATACCTAAGTCATTTAACGATATAGGAGTTGAGAATGTACCAATATCAAAACTTCGATTAACTTTTTCAACAACCGTTGTAGTAAAATCAAAATTTGCATTAGTTAATCCACCACCTTGCACAAGTTGTAACCCGACAATATTATCGGAAAATGTACTAGCCCCTGTAGGTCCTTGTGGTGGACATTTATATTTTACCATTAAACAATAATAGTTTCAAAGTTTTTAGTGAAATCGATATTATCCCCTCTGTCTTGTCTAACTTCATATAACAAGTCGTTTAATTGGTCTCTAATTTCGTATAAGTTATATTGTTTGTATATGTTATTAGAAGTATCATAGATAGTATAAATTCCATCATCAATAGACTTAGTTTGATTACCATAAAGAGCAATCGCCAATGTTGATATATCATGTTCAACAATCTCAACTTCCAAAGATATTGGATTAAAGAATGTATTTGTAATTACAATATTTTGATTTGGTTGCCCTATATTAGGTATTGCGTTTGGTCTATTTGTCGGTGCCGATGAAGGTGATAAAGTACAAAATACTAAATTAGATGACCCTTGAGAATATATGTATCTAATAGATTTGTCTTGTGTGTTTGTTAAGTTTTGAGTAACAGGTTCACAATAAAAATTAGAAGTAATAATTCTGTAAAAATTAGGGATTTTTGTATTATCTGTCGGGTCGTAGTATTCAACTCTAAAGCCAGTTAATCCTTGATTTGCAAAGTTTGTTAGTTGACCTGATGGTACATTTGATAAATCAATCACTATCCCTTTCACATTAGGTAATGAACTTAAAACCCCACAATCAGTAATTACAGTATTAATTTGAGCAGGTCTTAAAATTAATGTATAAATCCCTAAATTATTAAATTGATTGGCAGGTAAACTTAAATTATATAAACCACCTAATATTTGGTTTGCGTCACCACCCGTATTCGTATTATTAAAATATGGTGTAAGATTAGAGTTTGGTATCGTGAAAAGAGTGAAATTTTCAGTCTGGTCGCGCGATGCCGTATAATGAACTATTATTTCAACATCTGCGGGACTTACATCCGCTAGTCTTATTGTTCCGTAATTACCTGTTGCCACAAATTTTTATTTATGTATGTTTATTTTTATAAATAGTAATAATGATTTTTTTTAACTCTTAACAACGTTGAAAAAACCATATCCATATCTAACTAACGCTGATGCAGTATTAACTTCACCAATCCTCCTAAAATTTTCTAACCCACTATTAACCCCTCTCTCAATCAAAACAGTCGTTTCAATTTGAAAATCATCGATAACATTCATTAAAACTTCATTTTTAGTTATCGCACTATAGTGTAACATTGATTCAGTTAATCCTGAAGAATATGCTACAAACACTGAAGTTCCACCTGAAAAATCTAAATAATCTATATTATTAATTGTATAGGCAGTATATCCATTTTGTATATTTGTAACCGTTCCCGTACATCCTGAACAATCAGGTATTGATATGTTAACACCAATTTGATATGGGTTTGAACCATATAACGCCAATTCTCTTAATCTTGATTGAGTTGACCCCGAAATGACATAAGGTACTGAGACATAGGCAGGTGTCGATTGTTCATATAGGTTAAGGTTAGAGTCACCAGTCCAAGTAAAGTTATACGATGACGGAGAGGTACTCCAACTACCACCTTGTGAAACAAAAGTAACTGTACCTAAGGGATTTAAAATTTGAACATTTGTAAATGGAACTTCTACCGTCTTTTGAACTGTTAGTATACCAAAACTATTAAATTGAGTTAAGGTAATAACAAAATTTTGAGGGTTATTTGAGTTGCATTGCGAGTATACATGACTAATGTAATCAGGTGAAAAATTAGTTACAGATTGCACAGGTGTACCATCCCCCCAATCAACTTGGTATGTTGAATCTTGTAAATAATTAATTGTACTTTCTGTTGTATTATAAACATAGTACGTACATGGTGAGCCAGTTGTTGCACTAAAAAGAAAATTAACATTAACATTTTGTTGACTAATATCACCATCGAAGACTGAGTAGTAACCTATATCATGATAATCTTGATTTAATACAATCGGTATTGTTAATCCTGTAAATAATGAAGAACCATTTGTTCCACCACTTATCATTTGACTAAGACCTGAGTATACACCAAAAGTATTACCATCATAAGTTTCACTAATAATGTCAGTATTTAAAAACTCAGGCGATATTTTTATTCTAATAGTGTCCATTATCCATTATTCTTTGGTGGGTTTATGTATTCATACCATTCTAATACTGGTAAACTTTCACCTGAACCTATAATATCATATAGATAATTTACGTAATCAAAAGTTACTTCACGATAAAAATAATTGTTATCAACTCTGAATGGATTATTTGCGTTAATTAGTGTTTGTTTTATTGTTGTAAAAGTTGTAAACTCACCAGTTTTACCATTAAAGAATTTAACTCTCATATAAAGTTTATCCAATTTTAAAATATCAAAGTCTTTAAACCAATAAATAAAATATGATTCTTTTAAACCTATATGGTCTAAAATAAAAATTGGACTTACCGATTCAATTGCAGTGCTAATTGCCGTAGTATTAACATTAGACACTGTACCGTCAGGATTAAGACAAGCACAATCGTCAATATAAGTTAAAGTATAATCCAGTAATGTGTCTTCAAAATAATTAGTTCCAGTGGTAGTGTCTATTTCGTAAACCACATTAGTATTTAATGTTACTAAAATATCCTCCCCATTTTGCAGACAAAAAGTCGCCAAAAACCATCCGCTATTTGGGTCAATATTTCCTGGCCCAAATTCTATTGATTGGATAGTACCACAACAATTTTTATATCTAATTGCCTTTATATTCCTACTTAGAAGTCGATATTTTTTACACTCATATGTCGTTAAGGTATCTGTTACAACAATTTGTTCGGGTAATCCTTGTGTAGTATTTAAAATAATAGTTAAGTAATTTTTTTGTTTTTTAGCATCCGTAGTATCGTATAAGTCTATTTTAAAAAAAGATTTTTTAACAGATTTCACATTCCGATATAACTCATCAGCGGTAAATCGATTACCTAAAATATAACTATTTTCCCAAGTTGCGGGTAAATTCAATGGAACTAACGGACTTTGAGCGTAATCAGCAAAGAAAAATTTATGAGTCACAGAAGTAATATAACCATCACGGGTTGAGATTCTTTTTCTTGAGAACCTTTCCATCTCAAAATTTTGTGGTTTACCAACCATTTCTTCTGCAACAATAGTTTCATATTGGTCTATTAAATCTCCACGATTGAGGAAATCCCAAGTTGTTGAAATTGGTACTTGTAATACTATACCCTGATTATTATTTAATATTTTATATTTATTCACATCCGTCAATTATTGGGTCGTTTACTGAGGTACTTATACTTAATGAATTTGTACCTTCAGGAATTATTTTAAAAAAGAAATTTTCATATAAATAATGTCTACCATTCATAAATGGATAATCCACACCAATATTTAATTCGTCACTAAAACCATATGGGTATATGTCTCTCCACCTAAAATTTTGATTAACACTTGAGAAATAAGCATAATTTGGAAAATTCTCAATTCTAAAATTTTGTGGGTTTCCTTCGTCACTTAATTCAACATAGGGAGAATAAGCCTTCATAGTTAACTTATGGTGTGGTTTGTAATAATAACCTAATTGATTTGCTCTTGGTCCTATGGAAAAATTAATAGAGTTAAACTGGAATTTGTGGTAATAATCAGATATTACTCTTTCAGTTTGGTCAAAATCATTCCATTCACAAAAATCACCAAGTATTGTATCTCCGACTTGTAAATCCCTATTATAAAAAAATTTTAAATTGGATGTTAATGGGTCACTACCCTGAGCATCATAATTTACAAAAGGGGTTGCGTTCGTCCAAAAATTTGTTGGTATTTGTGTTAATGAAACTTGGGATAACCACCAGTTATTTAACTCAGGTCCCAAATTAAATTCCCATCCTTGTTTTAAAGCCGGTTGATTTGGTTTGCTAGGTTTGTTAAACCATCCAAAATAACCTCGATTAACAACAGTTACAAAAACTTCAGTAATAGGTCTTCTTTGATTATCAATCATTCCTTGGATATCTAAGTATTCTTGGAAAGAAACATTATAAGATTGACTATCTTCTTTCACCGACACTCTACCCTCATTTCCATAATATGGTGGTTGTAATGACTTAGATTCAAATTTTCTTGTTGTCCTCAACGCATTAAATTCAAAACCTGAATTAGTTACAACAGCCTGATTATATGGTGTTAAAATTTTATGTATTCTTACATAATATTTTGATGTTGTTTCACCTGTATTTAGAATATTTGTAATTCTTTTAAATGTACCTTCATTACCATCAAATAAAACACCACATGTATATCCAACATCATATACATTAAAAATTTTCAGTTCAGAATCTAAATAACCATTGCCCAAATTGTAGACTTCAAATGTTGTAATACCATTACAAGACGAACCATTTTGGAAATTTAATACAACATTGTCGCCGACATTTAATCCGTGTGACATTGGACACGTAAATCTAATAACCGGTTTACCCTGATTATCTACAAGTTTACTTATCATAAATGGTATTCCATCACCTGCAACCCAAGAAAAAGAGTGGTTTTGATTAATTTGATATTGCATTGTTGAAGCTGTTGTCGAACTAAAAGCATAACTTAAATGAAAATACCAATTATAAAAAGTATTTTGGTCAGGTTTAAAATCCACATGTTTATCTACACCTGTAGTCCATCCTGAAATGTTATAATCAGTTCTAATAAACTTAAATTCATCGTATTGGGGGTATCCTTCCCAAGCAATCGGTTGTGTACAATTAAAATTTATTTGTGATTGTTTATCAACTAAAGCATTTGAATAATAAAGGTTATTATTAAATGGGGGGTAAGGGTACACTTCATTAGAATTCAAAAGTCCAGCGGTACCAACATATGAATTTTTAAAAATCAAATTAAACTTACAAGTTGGTATAAATAGAGTTGATTTTTGTCTTTCATTATTAAATAATAATGCAAGATTTAAATCCGTATTTCTTGAGTATTCTTCTAATTCTTTATCAGTTCTTTCTAAGGGAATTGACAAATTGATGTTTTCATCAGTTGCACCCTTAAATCTCAAGGAACCTTTAATATATTTTATATTACCTAAATCAGACATCAATATCAGTATTTACATATTTTTTTATGAACACATCCATAGCACTTGAACCTTTAATTAACCCAAAATAAAAATAGAATGGTGCTCCCACTAAAAATTTACTAAACTGACCTTGTGGTGGGTTTACTGTTGGGTTTCCATTAACATCAAAGTTTATCTGTGTTCCAGGAATTAAACTTGAGTTACCTTGACCATCTTGGAAATAGTTTGAACTTGGATTTAATCTATCCAATGTTTGATATTTGTGAGAAAAGAAAACTGAATCATCGGTATCATAATTGTTTGATTGATTACCAACAATTGTATTTGTTGAATTTAACGACCATTGATAAAATGGAACTTTTTGTGAATTTGTTTTAATATTTGTAAACCAACAATCTAAAATTTGTTGATTAGATGGGAGTGGTACTGTTGCAGTTTGATTCCAAATTGTTCTTCTAGGCGTTAGATAATCTCTGTCTTGAGTAAATCCAGTCAGTAGTAACCCGAAAACAGGTAGTGTGTTTGATGGACCAAAATAAACTGATTGATTTGTATAAGATTCAGGTGAAAACTCTTGTATACCAAACTGTGAATTAATCGCAATCATTTGAGAATAGTCACCATCAACATATCCAGGTATTGGTGTCGCTCCGTTAATATTCCATCTCGTATTTTTAAATAGAGCACTTACTGTCGGATTAGGGTTTCCTTCATCAGGATTTGATGTTGGGGGAATTAATTGTTGGTTAAAAGTAGTATTTACCAACCTACTTAAAACAAACAGATTTAAAATATCTGTAATATTTTGAAAAGACGAAGATTTAATTTTAGAAACAATATACCCATCATAATCATCGTTATAAACTATTTCCTGAATAAATGAAACTTTTGGCCCCAAATCCATAATTGTTATTGGACTTCCTAAAAATTTATTATTTCCTGTACTAGTCGCATTTCCTTTTGAATTCTTTTTACCAGTAAAATCTCCACCATCCATATTATTAATATCAAACGAGTATGGACTACTTCTGTAATAAAAATTATTAGTTGGACTGTGTAAATAAATTAAATCAGTACAATAAACACTTGTTGGTTTATTATTAAGGTCAAAAATTCTTTGGTTTTGGAAAGGGTAAGCGTATAGTGTTCCGTTAATATATTGATTTGTAAAATTATGAGAAGCAACATTAAAACACAACGCTAAATTTAAATTTACACGTGTAATCCACTCAACTAGATTTCTAACATCTTGGTCAATATTTCTTAATGGTCTTGATACAAAATTATAACATCCAAAATTTTGTAAAAAATATTTGTAATCATCAGGTGGGTCCATATATTCTGATGCACAATTAGGTATTATATATGGTATACCATTAGAATCTACAGCATAACATGATAATGGTACTGCCGCCCTACAATCACTAACACTATTAAGGAGACTAGCATATATCGATGGTGTAATAATTTGTGATGACTCATTATTTGATTGGGGGCTAGTATCAACAATAATAGGATTAGATACTTGTCCTTCTTCACTAACTTTTAAAATTGCAAATTGTGAATTTTGATGTAATAAAAAACTATTTGGGCCAGAGGTTTGTGTTGTTGTAGATGTTGGTAACCTGTCTGACCTAAATACAATGTTTAAACGGTTACTTAAACTGTGAGTGTTACCTGTATTATATTGTGTTGAGAAAAATTTAGGGTTTCCGATGAATGGGTCAATATTACTATCACCAATACTAGCACCTGAACCATCTGTAAAAATATTATAAAACCCTCCAATAAAATTTTCAGCAGTGTCACCATTATAAGAAAAGTTACTTCTCATAAAAGAAGCTCCGTCAACTACCTCATTTCCTTGGTAACCTAAAACATTTCTATTAGTACTACATCTATTATCAACTTGTTGTTTAAATAAAGAGAAAATTTCAGGTCCCCCACCATAACTTACAAGTTCTGTCTCAACTGTTTTGAACACTTTAGTCATAGAATTTACATTGTATGACGAAGAGTTTTGATTACAATTTAAATCAGAAACTATCGAAAGAACACTACCATCAGAAACGGTTAAACCATTTACAATATTTTGTCCAACAATATTTGACCCAGTCCATAAATACCCATTCCAAAAATTATTAATATTTGTACCTATCCAGTTCAATGTACCATCAGAGTTAAAACTTGTACTATCGACTGAAGAATAGTAAGATGGTAAATTTGTTGTTCCATTTCCTATAAAATCAGTTTGTGAATATTCAAATGCGTAACTTGGTCTAAATAAATTTGATGATATATTATCTAACACATCATCATGTCTATCAGTTTTAATAGTACCTGTGATTGGATAATTCATTTTAAAATTACCTTGTATTACATATGTTGGGTCGTCAAAAAATTGGTCGTATGCAAATCCAAAAATTTTAGATAAATCAACTTTTTGAGGTATTCTAGGTGAATGAGTGTCAACACCACGGAATAAGAAAACTAAATTATAATCATTATAATCCGTAATATAGTTTGATAAGGAATTATACCCTTGGTCGATTACACCTATGTTAGGTATTACTCTAACAAACTGAATATTTCTCAAACTTTGATTACCAAGTTTTTGTAGGTATCTAACACCAAAACTCATCATATTAGAAGATGGATTAGCCAAATTAACATATTGACCAATAGTCATTCCTGTAATAACTTGGAAGTATTCAACATCCGCAGCAAAACTTGTAGTTGAATCAAAACTAGTTTGAGACGATAAGATAGGTACGTTATAGTATTGTGTTAAATTAGGTACAGGTGAGCCCCCTAACGGAGCGTCAGGGTCAGCATATTTAACTTCTAATGCCGAAGGGAAAATAGTTGTTCCTGTTGTTACAGTTCTGTTTAAATCACCACTTAATGTAACATCTTGGAACGTAATTAAATCACCTGAATTGTAAGTAGGAATTGTTTTATCTAAAACTAATACCATAATATTATCAAAGTGATAATCTTGTAAAGAAGTATTAATGTCAGGAAACCAATTAACCTTTATTTGATTCCATCCATCTTCAAACCCATTGCCAAAACCAGGAACGTCATTAAAATATTTGGATTTTGTATTAAATAAATTATATAATTCTGAAGGTGGAAGAGCAGTTGTTGTGTAATATTGATATAATGGTTGAACCTCATAGGTTGTTGTATTAACTGTTGTTAGAGGATTTATAGGAAATCTTCTTGTTAATATTCCATCTAAAGAACCCGTTAATAACTGAGATATATTATTCGTAACATTTAGAGGAATCCCATTATATGTAGGACTTGACGTTGAGTTAATTAGATAAGATGTTTGAGCATCTCCCTGAACTTGTACCGACACTGATATAGTACTATCAATTTCATTACTAATTTCTCCCGATATATTACATCTGCAGGTTTCGCATCCATCATCAGTGTATAAAACCAGTGGTAATGTGAAGTTTTTTAATTTTTTACCAGCATCTCTAAAATCGTCATAAAGAGTTGCCAAATAAATTCCAAGTCCAACCACAACCGCAGCCGCGAGAGTGTATCCTATTGCTGCAAAAATTTGACCGTAGTTTACAACTACAACAGGACCTGTTAACCCAACACCAAATCCTGTGACAGAATTAGCTGCGTTAATAGCTTGTAGTACAAATAAGACTGCGAGATAAGCCAAAAGACCCTCAATTATACTAAATAATATAGGGAATCCTGTAGTCATTAACCACGAAAAAACATGTAAGACAAATAAAATAACAATCCCTATGATTTTAAAAAGTTGTAAAAAGAATGATATTACTAAATATAAAAAATCAACTCTATAAAAAACATCGTTTGTTGGAAAAGTGTTAAAATCACCTTGGCATGTAACGTCAGTAATTTTTTTAATCCCTAATGTATTCCAAGCAAATCGAGTACCCTGATATCTATCAATCAATTGAGTTGTAGTATAAACTTTATTATACGACATATCATAGAATGTATCCTCACAATTAATAGCTTCTTCAGGTACCGCATAATCATTCCAATCTAAACTAAAGGCATAAGAACCTTCCAACATAAATTTAGCAGCAGGAATATTTTCAAATTCAAATATAAATGGAGCAGCTATATCATCTCTTAAAAAAGTAAAAGTAAATATACCTGGTGTTCTAAAAACTCGACTAATGTACGGATTACCATCAGGGTCAGTAATTGATAAATTAATAACATTTTGAGTTCTCCCTATTCTATAAAATTCACCCTGAGCAACTGGTAATTGCGCGGTAATTTCTCCAGCTCCACTACCTGTATTATCAGGTATTACTGCAATTGAAGCTGGTAAATCTAAAGGGTCTGCATCAATACTTGTCCACCCTCTTTCTTTAATATTAGGTGCTAAAAAATATGCTCTTTTAGTAGGTTCCGCAATTTCAGGTGGTTGTTGCCATTTAATTTTAAATCTATACTTACCTCTTGTCGGTACTCCTACTTCAGGACTTCCACTTATCTTTCTTTCTCCATTTTCATCGGTGTAGATATAATCCAAATTCATTGGTACCTCTAAAACCCAAACTCCATTTTCATCAATTACTTTACCGTCATTATCTAAAACCGCTCGTTCTAAAATAGGTCTACCATTTTCATCGTTATAAATTGTTTGACGTAATGCAATAATTTCACCAGGACCCTTTGTCAAAGAACACATTTCACCCGCAGTTCTTTTAACTGAACAAGCACTTGTTTGTCCTAAAAACGAAACTTTTTTACCTACTCTTTGTGTATCGTCATTAGAAATAAGAGAACCCATAAAAACTGCGGTAGGTTCTAATTTAACACCATTTTCCGATGTTAAGTCAAAGTCAACACGAGCAATATTATAATTACATATTTCAAACTCACCAAAGAATGGTTCAATCTGAACTGTTTTTTGTGTTGTAACAATTTGAGGTAACTCACCGTAGTTTGTTGAAAAACTAAATCTAGGTCCGTCAACTGATTGTTCAGTAGCGATTCCCATTCTAATTAAATCCTGTGGGGTTAATGAGAACTCTCCGATATCAGATAAGTCAACCTGCATAAATAATGTTTGTTGTCCTGTAGGAACACCAAAAATCATATAATCACCTGACTCATTGGTCTTAACTGTAAATTTATAATATTTTTCATAAACCTGAACTAATAAGTTGTCGGTTAAAACATCTTCTCTTTCAGGAAAAGTTCCAACAGGAACATGTCCTGTATGTGACTGTGTATATGGTAATAAGTTATATCTATACCCATCATCATTAATATCTGTAAAATTTGTATAAGGGTATAATGAATCGATATAATCATTTTGAGTGTCAATGTCTTCAATTGGGATAAATATTGAAACTCTAGTGTTAGGAATACCAAACCCTTTATTACAGAATACCCTACCACAAACCACTCCGTAGTTTGAACAACTTCTAATATAAAAATCGTCAGGACGAATCGCTAAAGACAAAATTTCGAGGGTATCAAAATTTTGTTCTAAAACTATAGGTATCTTAACAGGGATATTTTGATTAATACCTAATTGGGTACGTATTCTATATAACTTCGGCATTTTACTTTTTTAATAAATAGTTTAGCTACTATTTTCAAAATAGTAAATTATGTTTCAAAGTTAAGAGAAGTTAACTGTACTTAAATTTAAAGTACTTACAGTAATATCCTTATTTGGAAATCTAATTTGATAAATTTGTGATGGTGTTGCAAATAATGTTTCATTAATCAAACCAATTTGTTTTGTAGCACTATCACTATAAGCTTGTGATGTTTGATTTGAAGAGTACTGCCCACCGACTAAATTGAATACATTTATTTCACTGATAGATAAAATACCATTTAATGATTGTATTAATCTTTTTAATTCAGATATGTAAACATTTTCACCCATGTTCCTGTTTAAAGGACTAAAAAAGGTATCGACAGTATTAACTATATTGGTAACAACACTTCCTTGATTTTGTGTTGAATCTAATACCACACTAATCTCAAGTTTTAAATCAATAACCTCAGCACTTTCAACAGAAATATAATCATTAATCATTCGATAATTTGATAGATAATTTGAGATATTTGTTTTTAAACTACTTGATATATTTGAACTTAATTTACCTTCATCGTCAAAAGATAACATCTTAACTTTAATTTTATTATCTTCTTCAGTTATAGCAACTTTTGCCGGTGCCCCAAACTGTGATGGCATTTTTCTTAAAACCGCATTATAATCATTAATTGTTACCGCCCTGTTTTGAGAAGAAAAGTTAAATCCAATTAAGTTTCTAACTTCTTCAACAGTTGGAACGTTAGCCCCACCAATAGCCGCAGTAACATTTGTACAAGACATACTATTAATAACTGAACTATTGATTGATGGATTCGGTCCATTAACTGCAAAATTTATAGTACCTATCTGGTTAATAACACTTGTACCTAAATTAGTACCCAATCCACCACCAATTCTATATTGAACAAACAATGTCGTATTTGGATTAATTGTTGAACCTAATGATAAATTATTTGAATATTTAGATAAATCCAAGGGCGTTCCATTTATAGCGAACTCTCTTAATAGTTCATCCGTTGATTGACTTCCACCACCAAATGTTATTTTTAAAAATCCTTGTGGTGTATATTCAGTTATAAACTTATCACTCGTTTGAAGATACTTACCAACTTTTTTCCCAGCGGCACTCTGTGAACCTGTTGGGTCTTCAACAAATATCCTATCTTGTGCCAACGCATCAACCTCATACCATCTATTGTTTAGACCTAAAAATTCTTCAACAGACGGAACATTATTGTAGTTTAGTCCATCTTTTAATAAAACACTTGTAACCCCTAAAACATTTTTCTCAGGTAAAAACAATTCTAAAAATGGTCTTGACTCAGAGGTAGTAATAGTCTTTCTAAAAACTTTAGTAATACCATTAACTACTGGTTCTCTTTTAGTAATTCTATAGTTTATTGTTATCCCGTTCACATTTTGAATAGGTGTTTTAGTTCTATTTCTAAAACCTTCACTATTTGTTTCCTTTGAGAAATCTATGTCACCAGCAGTTTCAAAAACTTGTCCTGCTCCATATACTTGTGAACCTCGTCTTAATATTCCACAATATTTAATATTTTCTTGAGCCCCATCAGCAGGAACTACAATTGAGAAATCGACTAAAGCAACTGACGGTCTTTGACCAGGAATTTTAAGTCCATATGTTCTTGCAATGTTATATATTGACGAACTCTGTTGAGCGTATTGTAATACAGTTTCTTGAATACCTCTATCAATATGATAATGTAAATTATCTGTAACTGCAGCGTTAAGGTCTAAAAACACTGAGAAAACCGCAGCGTCATTAACATTTTGAACTAACTCAGGGTAATACGCTTTAACAAAATTTACTAACTCTTGTCTTATATTTTGAAAGTCCCTTGTCGTGTATGATATTTGTTTGTTTGCCATTTTATATATTAATTATTACAAAACTACTTGAGTTAAAGACATCATTTGTTATTTGATAGTCAATTCTTACTTTAGCAGTATATTCTTTAGTTGCCAATCCTGATATAGTTAATTGTGTGTTAACAACATTTCCTTCTGTAGTAACATACGCACCCGCTTCTTCAGATGATAGAGCGGTAACACTTATTGATGTTACTAATAAGTTAGGTATATATGTCTCGACAGAATCTTTTATTTCAGTTTCAATATCATTAAATGTTGGTCCGTCTAATGGTTCAAAAATATATTCATACAATCTTGTACCAAAATCAGGTAAAAAATATCTACTACCTTTTCGAGTTAATAATAAATGTATTAAATTATTTTTAATCTCATCACTAGGAGTTTCAGATAAGTTAAGATATTTCCCAGTTAAGGAATCACCAAAAGGAAAATTAATACCGTATGTTACACCATTACCCATATTTCATAAATAGTATGAAATTAAAAATCCCGACCTAGCTCGGGATAACACATCGGATTTTTTTTAAGAAGAACATCCAAAACAATCAAATTCACTGTTTTCAGGTTTGTCAGGTAGATTCATATAACTGTAATCAACCTTTGGTGGTTCAGGAGTTGCTTTTGGTTTGTTAATTTTTGATACGTCCATTGCCAAGTGTTTTGCTCCTGTTGAGATAGCTCTTGTTCTAACGTAATAACAAAGTGTCTTCAACCCTTTTTCCCATCCGTAGAAATGTGAAGATGAAATCTTTGACAATGTTGGGTTTGACATGTAGATATTCATTGATTGTGATTGGTCAATAAATGGTGCTCTATCAGCTGCCATCTCAATCAATTCTCTTTGTGAAATCTCCCAAATTGTTTTATATTTCTTAATTAAGTGTTCTGTTCTTTTAACTTTGAAGTTGTATCTCTTATCTTCTTGGTCAAGGTAGTTATTGAAATTAATATTTTGAATTGAACCTTCGTTCATGATAATTTCATTCTTTAAGTCTTCAGACCAAATTCCAATCTTTTCAAAATCACTAATCAAATACTTGTTAACAATCATAATCTCTCCACCAACTACACGTCTGTTAAAGATTGCTGAGTGAGCGGGTTCAGTCATTTCATATGAACCTGTAATCTTAGCGGAAGATGCTACAGGCATTTGAGCCGTAAATAATGAATTACAAACACCATACTTACTAACACTCTCTTTTAGAGTTGACCAAGACCATCTTCCTGATAACTCATCTTCGTTAAATCCCCACATATCAAATTGGAATACTCCTTTTGACATTGGCGACCCTTCAAAGTGAAAATATGGTTGATACTCGTCATTTATACACAATCTGTTACTTTCAGTAATTGCTGCAAAATAAATTGTTTCAAAGATTTCTTTGTTCAACTTACGAGCTTCCTCAGATGTGAAGATGTAATCCATCAAATAGAATACGTCCGCAAGTCCTTGAGTTCCAATAGCAATTGCTCTTTGGTCTAATCCACCCTTATGACCTTTTTCAGTTGAATAACTATTAATGTTAACTACTTTATTTAATGCTCTAACAACCTTACGGGTTTCATCATACAACCCTTTAAAATCAAACTCACCATCTTTTACATAGTTCTTTAACACCATAGATGAAAGAGTACAGATTGCTGTAGTTTTCTCGTCAGTATACTGGTAAATCTCATTACAAAGATTTGATTGTTTGATAACACCAATGTTCTGATGGTTTGTCTTTCTGTTAGCACTATCTTTAGAACATAGATATGGAACACCCGTTTCAACTTGTGATTCAATAATCTTATTCCAAATCTCCTGAGCCTTAACTTTCTTACCAAGACCCATACTTACAGCTAATTTATAATTTTCTTCGTATTCATCACCGTAACTTTCTTGTAATGGTTTGATACCCGCCTTAATTATATCGTTAGGACAGAACAAATACCAATCTTCGTTGTTCTTAACTGCGTTCATAAAATTATCAGGTATCCAAAGCGCTGTAAATAAATCACGAGCTCTTAATTCCTCAGCACCGGTGTTCTTTTTAATCTCCAATAGGTCAAAGATATCTTTATGCCAAGGTTCCAAGTAAATTGCTGCAGAACCAGGTCTACGTCCTTGTTGGTTAAAGAAACGGAGTGACTCATTAACAATCTTTAAATACTTTAAAAGTCCACCAGCATATCCACCTGAAGATGAAATACGACTCTCCTTACTACGAATGTTAGACATTGATAGTCCGATACCCGCAGCATCAGATGAGTAAGTTGAGATATCTCTCATGGTGTTTAACAAACCTTCTCTTGAATCCGAATCATTGTAATGAAGAACACAAGAAGCAAGTTGTGGAACTTTGGTACCAGCGTTAATCATAATTGGTGTTGCCGGTGATATTCTTTGTGTTGATAATGCGTGGTAATACTCAACCGCTTCCTCAAATGTATTAGTTACCCAAAGAGCGACTCTCATATACATGTGTTGTGGACGTTCAACCACTTTACCTCCTGACAACTTTAAAAGATACATTTCAGCAAGTGACCTCCAAGCAAAATAATCAAAATTATAATCATTATCGTGATTAATAATCTCATCAATTTTAGACGGTCCGTATGACTCAATAATTTTCATTAATTTTTCATTAATGATACCTTCACTATTTAACAAATTCATAGTATTTGAAAAACTTGGGTCAGTTTCCTTATGGTAAGATGAAATAGCAACTGATGAAGCTAATCTTGAGTAATCGTGATGACTACCTGTAAATGCCGCAGCAATTTCATAGATTAACTTATCTAATTCTTTCGTTGTAATAATACCTTCAGTCGGTACTGAAGTGATAACCTTGATAAAGATTTCATCGGAGTTGACACTCAACCCCTTTGAAGCTCTTTTAATACGGTTATAAATTTTCTGTGGATTAAATGACGAATCATCTCCACCTCTTTTTTTAATTTTAAGTGACATCATAGTTTAAAAAGATAGTAAATTAAAAATCGTCAGTAAAGGAGATGGTCTCATTTAACTTGGCCTTTTGATACTCAACGGTACGTGACTCAAAGAAATTACCCTTTGTTTCAACTGCGATTTGTTCCATGAATTTGAACGGTTGCTCAACATTAAATTGTTTTTTACATCCAAACTTTACTAATAATCCATCAACAACAAACTCAAGATATTGTTTCATCAAATTTGAATTCATACCGATAAGTGAAACTGGTAGTGATTCAGTAATAAACTCTTTTTCAATCTCTAATGCCGATAATAGAATTTCTTTAATTCTTTTCTCACTCGGTTTGTTTTCAATGTGATTGTTCAATAAATGGATTGCGAAGTCACAGTGTAGGTTTTCGTCTTTGAAAATTAAAGCGTTAGCATTACACAATCCTTGCATGATACCTCTTGATTTCAACCAAAAGATAGAACAGAATGAACCTGAAAAGAAGATACCCTCAACTGCCGCAAACGCAACCAATCTTTCTTGGAACGATGCGTTATCAATCCAATCCAAAGCCCATTTAGCTTTCTTTTGAACCGCTGGTAGGTTATCTAATGCTGTAAAACATTTGTTCTTTTCATCTTCATTTGACACGTAAGTATCAATAAGAAGAGAATACATTAGACTATGAATATTCTCCATAGCCAACTGAATACCATAGAAGAATTTTGCCTCAGGGTATTGTACTTCCCTATAGAAATTCTCTGCTAAGTTTTCATTTACGATACCATCTGATGCTGCAAAAAACGATAAAATATTTTTTACAAAATACTGTTCATTCTCTGATAAATTTTCCCAATCTCTTAGGTCACCGCTTAAATCAATTTCTTCTGCCGTCCAAAACGCCGCTTGATGCATCTTATAATATTCCCAAATATCGTTGTACTTGATTGGGAATATCACAAATCGGTTTGGATTCTCTTCTAATAATTTTTCCATATTTTAACTTATTCTATTTTAATAATTATACTGTTGTTTGTTTTCTTTTCTCCATAATTTCTTTAATTCTACTTCTATTTCTTTCTTCCTTCTGTTCTTCAAGTCCTAAGAATGTTGTAGTACTTTCTGTATCAATTTCTAACATTTCGTTATTAAACTTACAGTTTTCAAATACTACCCCGTCTTTACCAATTCTTGACTTCGTAATAGCAATAGTTGCAAGATTTAATTCTTTTTGTTGTAATGATTTTGCTACCGTAATGATAACGTGTCCTACCTGAGCTTTCTTAATTGAACCACCCATTTGGTCAGTTGTTACCACATCAGATGAAATAGAACTTCTATTACCCTGTGTTGCCGTCCAACCTGCAATATCCAATTCATGACACATAGATTCAAATGCTCTCATAACTGAACCCTCAGATTTCCATTCATCATCCATCATCTTTTCAGGTGATACACAATCAATATAATCTAAAATAACCACATCAATCTTTGTCCCGTCAGCAATCAACTTTCTAATCTGATTCTTAATCTGATTCATTGTTAATGTGTCTGAAGGTAACTTTTTCATAATTAACTTGTTTGGCATCGTTTCCTTAATCTCAGCGATTTTTGCCATAACCTTTTCTTTATTATTACTAAGTTCATCAGGTGATATACCCGTCCAACACGTAAAATGTTTTCTCTGAATGATTTTATAGTTATCCTCAAAGAAAATCTGTAAAACATTAAACCCTAAATTAAAAGCGTGATTAGCAATCTTTGTGGTTAATGTTGATTTACCAACACCTGTGGGTGCTAATATAACACCAATTTCTCCTTTTGCCAAACCACCTTTTAAAAGATTATCAAGACCCGGTATTCCCATAGGAATTGGGTGTCTATAATCATCCGCCAATACCTCATCTAAGTCTTGAAACACATCTCCCGTTCCTCTATCCACGTTTCCAACCTGTAACGCTCCTCTAACCATTTCTTCCAAGGTGTCGTAGTTTTCAAACTCACCGTGGTCAATGATTTTCTTAGCCTTATCCATGACTTTTTGAAGTTCTTGTTGTTTACAAAACTTCAATGCCTTTTCCTGAACAAACTGAGTACCCTCTTCGGTAACGTTTTGTATATCAGAAATAGTGTCAAGAGTTATCTTTAATAATAACTCCTGACTAATTTCACTCTTAGCTTTTTGTTGAATTGTCTCAAAACTAGGACTGTGTTCAAACTTTGAATAGTATTCTTTAACCATCTGAACAAATAATCTAAAGTATTTGTTTTCAAAATAAGTAGATTCAATCACCTCAATAATTGAGTGTGAAAAATCCTTATCAAGTATTATTTGGTTAAGAAGTTGTAATTGGAAGGTCTCTCCCAAATAGTCAAAATTTTTGTCAGCCATATTATGTTTGTTATTTGAATAAATATCAACGAGCTAACTCATATCCCATGTATTCGTGTGTTAAATTTCTTGCAGACAATATGTCAGTTAGACCAAAAAGGATACCTTTTAGGAACGGACGTATGTCTACGGTGTATCTTATCTTTGGTGGATAAAGTTTAGCATCAAACGTATAATGACACATTGTTGTATCACCATTTTTGATATAGATGTTAAACGACTCAGGTCCATCAGTGAATGATGTGTTCAATACCTCAGGGTCTTCACTAATCTGATATTGATTGTCCAACATGTAGTTTACTGTTTTCATTTTGAAATTTTGTTTCAAATCTGAGATGAAAACATCCATAATGTCAATCAACTCGGCTGAGTTGTGAGCCTTTGGGTTATACCCCTTAACGTTAAAAAAACGTTGTACGATAAAATTGTTGTTTACCGTCATCAAGAATTCCAGTTTGGTAATGTCTTGTTCTTTCATAATTTATTTTTTGTTTGTTTTTGTTTTTTCTTTTCTTGTTAACTTCATAAATGGTTGGATGAAGTATGTCCATGCATCATCCCCTTTTGGTAGGTATTTGAACAACCCGTCCTCAACCATATATTTAATTAAGTTCTTGTAACTTCTACCTTCAATATCTAATTTTTCTGTAACAATTGATAGTATTTCTTCTTTATCTTCATCCGTCAATAAAGGATTATCTAAATCAACAATTTGTTCGTTTACTTGGAAAAATTCTTTTTCAAAGATACCTGATTTTGTTTTACCCGTTAAAAGGTTTTTTAAAGTTTGATTGTCTTTTTGTTCTTTTAACAAATCTTCCGCTCTTGTTAAAATATCGTTATAAGAAACTTCTTTTTCAAGTATCTCAGGAAAAAATTTAACTAAAGTTTTTTCACCCAAAAGAGATATACCTTCAATGTTATCTGATTTATCACCAGTTAATATCTTTAATGTCTTCACGTTATAGTGTGGGAACTCAAAGTCATCAAATTTAATCTTATCCCCGTGTTTAAACGTATCTTTAACTGATGGTGAGTATACTGACACCTTTTCGGAAATAAGTTGTGTTAAGTCTCTGTCTGATGAAAAAATTAATTTGTTCTCATTTTCAGATACTTGGCAATAATACGCAATTAAATCATCGGCTTCTCTTCCGCTAATCTCTAATTGTCTAATATAGACTTCTTCCAAATACTGTTTGATACGATTTTTTTGTTTTAGGTAGGACATAAAGATAGCGTCCTCCATAACCAATCGTCGGTTTTGTTTGTATTTGGGGTAAAGAATTCCACGTAAACTCGTGGAATCTTCACCATCCCATAGTACCACTACCTTGTCAAAGTTTTGTTCGTTAATGAATTTACGTAAAGTATTCATAAAATGATACAACGCTCCAATGTGTTCTCCATTGTGGAAATAATCCTTCACACCATGAAACCCAATTTTCATCAGATTATTTCCGTCAACAAGTAGTGTTTTTTTCACGAACTAAATTAAAATGGTTCGTTTGTAAAAGTTTCTTCAGTCTCATCAAGAGTTATTTCACCTGTTCCTGTAAGTATTGCGTTCCAATATTGTGAATACTCTTTTTTGTATATTTCAAGAGCATCTTTATCGTCAGCAATATAACCTTGTGCGGTTGCAATAATCTTACCATCCTTATATCCTAATCCATTGATATGGTTCTTTAGGACAGATATTTTAGTTCTGATGGCATAAGATACCGTTCTACCGTTTTTAGTTGCCGTAATGTGATTGATACCAGCGTTCTTTTGATTACCAAACAAAAATACAAGAGCCGATGCTAACCAAAGAGCCTCACCACCTTTTGCCTTAATTGTTGGTTGTCCAAATGGATTGTCAGGTAATTCAACCCAAGGTTGATTTACTACCACCATTGTGTTTGTGTATGGACAATCTTCTTTACGAGATTTGGTAATACGAGCTTGGATACCCATACCAATCTTATCCGCTAATACAGATGCGTTATGTTGTTTACCACCTTTACCGTCAAATGTCATCTTACAAGGAACTGAACCAACTGAATCCCAAAGGAAACAAAGAGAATAAGGAATGTTACCTTTTTCTTGTTCGTCTAATAGTTCGTTGATGTAATCTGTTACTTGTTCTATGTAGTCAAAATTATCATTAAAAATAAACTGACCGTCCCATTCACCATCAACCATCTTAGCTTCAAGACCAAGTTCTACTGCGTGGTCCCAACTCCATTTTTTCTCGGTGATAACAAAAACAGGCAAATGCCCCTTCTTCTGTACAGACACAGCGGCTTTGACAAGCGCGGTCGTTTTCGAAGAGTTTGAGTGACCCAAAAACATGTTGATGTTACCCAAAGCAGGACCAGGTATACCGCAACTATTATGGAAAGCTTCACCGACTTCATAAAAGTCTGTTTCTTTATATTTTGTTTTTGTGGAATATTTGTCTTTGATTGCATCTAGTGAAAATTCTTTTTTCTTTATTGCCATAAATGTCTATGATTTAAATTGTTTGTTGTTTAAAAATAACAAAGGGTAGGCACTTTGTATATACTTGTACCTACCCTTTTATAAATTAGAATGGTAAATCACC